CCCTGACTATACTGGTGAAATACATCTTATCATAACAAATTGTTCTGGTACAAGATATACTATTAACAAAGGTCAAAGAGTCTGTAGTTTAGTTGTTTATTCAGTTCTTAATTGTAGAATAGAAGATGTTGAAGAATTGCCTCAAACAGAAAGAGGTTCAAATGGATTAGGAAGTACTGGTAAGTAATATGAGGAACATTATTATATACGATTTTGAAGTATTTAGATATGACGTTCTATTAGGAACATTAATTGTTTCTGAAGATAAGCAAGAATACTTTCAAACTTGGAACAAAGAAGAAATGAAAAAGTTCTATTATGAACATATCAATGACTTATTTGTTGGTCATAACAATCTTACTTATGATAATGGTATTTATGAAGCAATCTTAAATGATAAAGAAGATATCTATAAGATTTCAAAAAGTTTAGTAAATGGACAATTTAGAAAAAAATACATTTTAGATATTCAAACTTATGATGTAATGAAGAACTACTTTTCGTTAAAGATGTCAGAACTTAGTTGTGGTAAAAAGATACATACTTCAGATGTTGATTTTGATATTGATAGACCATTAAATGAAAAAGAAAAGTTATTGACAGAAGATTATAATAGAGATGATTTAAGTCAAACATTATTCAATTTTTTAGATACTAAAGCTTCATTACTTACAAGATTAGACTTAATTAATGAGTTTGGTTTATCAAAACATGCAATTAATTTTACTGAAGCAAGAATTGCATCAATGGTTTTAGGTGCTAAACAAATTGAAGGTATTGATAAATGGTATGTAAAACCAGAAATCTATCCTCAATTACAAGTTAAGAATAAGGAAATCTTAGATTTCTACTTATCTGAAGGATTTAGACAAGGCAAAAATATAGAGGTCAATATATGTGGATGTCCTCATAAATTAGGTGCTGGTGGAATACATGCTGCATTGAAAAAAGTATATGAACCAAAAGTAATGTATTTTGATGTTAGCGGTTATTACAACTTAGTTATGATAAACTATGATTTGCTATCAAGAACATTATCACATGAAGGAAAAGAACTGTATATTCATATGTATCATGAACAATTACGATTAAAGAAAATTGACCCTAGAAAACGTTCTGTTTACAAGACAATTCTATTAGCAGTATTTGGTGCAATGATGAATGAATATACTGATTTATATGACCCACAAAGAGGTTCATTAGTAACGATGACTGGACAAATGTTCCTTGTTGATTTATTAGAAAAGTTAGAAAACTTAGGTTATGTAGTTCAATCAAATACTGATGGTGTAATGTTTGTTCCATTTAATTGGAATGATGAAGAAAAAGTATGGGACATCATAAGAGCTTGGGAAAAAAGAACTGGATTTGTAATTAAGAAAGAAATTAAGTACAATCTATATCAAAGAGATGTTAACAATTATGTATTTTCAATTGAACCAAATGTATTAGAACATTCTGAAAATGTTGAAACTAGAGAAGAGTATGTAATATGCAGAGGTGAAGCTGTAGGTAGTTATTGGGCTCCAATTGAACATTCTACAATGGGTAGATTATGGGAAATGAAAGAACCGAAAGTTATTTGTAATGGAATAGTTGATTACTTAATCTATCATATTAAACCAGAAGATACTGTCAAAAACTTTATGAAAGACTTAAGATACTTCCAATATGCTTGTAAGAAATTAAGTTATGATTATATGACTTATGAAGTAACAAAAGAAGATGGAACAATCATAAAAGAAGATATACCAAACATTAATCGTGCTTTTGCATTAAAAAGCAACAATGTTGGTATGATATACAAATACAAATATAGAAATGGAAAACTATCTAGAACAAAAGTTGCTTGTTTACCTAACTCAGTATTTGTTTATAATGACGAAATACTTAGCAATGAAACAGTTGAAAAGTTAGTTGATAAAATTGATTGGCAATACTATGTAAATCGTATTTATGAACGAATTCAAGAATTTGTAAACATTCCAACAATCAAGGATGTGAGATTATGATAAACAAAAGAATTGAACAAACAATCAATAAAATCTATAACGAAGTATTTAAGAAAATCTTTACATCTCAAAGAATTGTTAGACTTTCAAAAGGAAACAAACATCAAATTGAAAGAGCAATAATGCAACTTAAAAACTCTGATGATTACAAAAGATTTGCAAAAGAGTTTGCTAAAAAGCTAGCTCAACAAGGATTAAATAGACAAAGAGGTATTTGGAGAAAGTATTTTAAGGCAGCTAAAGAAAAGCACTATATTGGTTTACCAGTAAACTTTAAAGATTTTGAATATAAAGTAATGCAAAATGCAATTAAAGAAAACTTTAAAATGATTAAGTCAATTCCTGAAGAAGTATTGAAATTGACAGAACATAAGTATATTGATACTATGATTGAACAAGTAGCCAAAGGTTCTATTGGTAGAAATACATTTAAGAAACAACTAGTTGAACACGGTGTTAAAAATGCAAAAGTAATTGCTAGAACTGAAACTGCTAAATTGCAAACAGTCATTACTGAAAATAGAGCTAAGGAACTTGGTTCAATTGCTTATATTTGG